CATCATCGGATGGCAGTGTTATGCGGCTGAGGTAGCCGCCAACAGCATCACGCCGGTTGCCGTAGTTAACGCCGCTGTCGAGGAGGAGGCGCGTCCAATCTCCGGTGGAGGTGGCCCCCGCAAAGAGGAGCGTTGTGGATTGGATCTCACCAGCAAACGAGCCTCTAACGGCACCAGCTTCCACACGCCAACTGCCGGGCTCATTAGCGAAAGGCCGAGCGCCAAACCACCCACGGTCAGTAGCGGTCTGGGGGCCTAGCACCACCGAGTAATCACCCGAAACCGCTTCACGCGCGTCATATTTGCGGCCCGACTGCGAGATGACCGCCACCGATCTAGGTGCTGTAATATTTGTAAAGTAACCGGCGAGGACGGTAGCCCCGTCGCCAGAGACTACATTACCCTGGCCGCCGCAAATAACAGAACCCTCATAGGTGCCGTGGTTTGCCGTCAGGTTGATGCTGTTGTCGAGGCCGCCGCCGATCACCGAGCGGCTAGAGTTGGCCCCCGTAATCTGGTTCCGCAGCCCCGTCCCGATAACCGCACGGTCTGCGTTCGTGATAGCGTTCTGCTGACCGCCGCCGACAAAAGCGAACGTCGTAGTACCCGCGATGGTATTGAGGGTGCCGCCTACGATTGCACCGGGTGTAGAGAGCGTGTTGGTGAAGCCGCCGACAACAGTTCCGCCCACAGCCGACACTGTGTTTGCCCGACCGCCAACGATGGTTGATCCTGTAGCAGAGGCGGTATTAGCCTCACCAATAGCAACTGCATTGCTGCCTGTAGCTACCGGGGACGTACCGCCCTGATACTCTTCCCGGTACAACTCTAGAACAGCCTGGGCGGCGTCGGACGATAGGACCGTAACATCAGCAAAACGCAGAACATTGGTACCATCTGGCAGCGGCGTAACGCGCACAAACTTACCAATCTGCCCATCATAGGTGTCAGGTGTGTCGGTCAGGGTAAGGAAGGACTGGGCTGATGCCGCAATCTCGGCAGCACTTTGAAAGACAAGCTGAGTAGGGGTGGCAACATCCTCTACAACGACAAACTTCCCACCATCACCAACACCATAGGCATTGGGGGTATCCAGAAGGGAAGTGAAGTTGGTGAACGTCTCAGCACGAAACTCCACAGCAGTCGCACCCGCGTTGACGCGAAGCACCCTGTTAGCCTGACCAGAGAAGCTGGCAGGTGTGTCGGTCAGATCAAGGAAGCGACCGGTAGTAAACTCAAGGCCGGTGCGATCAGCTTTTACCCGTACAACCTTACCACCATCGGATACCCCATAGGATCCGGGTGTATCAGTTAGACCGGTGAAGGTTAGGGATTTCGTGAAGAAGGTCAGGGCGTTCGCCCCGCTGTTCACACGCAGAAACGCTCCGGGCGCTGCGTAGCTTGGCGGTGCATCTGCTAGATCTAGGAAGGTCAGCTGGTCAAATACGATCTGGCTACCGGAAACCCTGAGGAAGAACCCATCCGCACCAGCGTAGCTATCTGGAGTGTCAGATAAATCTAGAAGCGAGGCGAGGAGAGTGGGTGTCCCACCAGTGTCCACGATGACACTGAGATCCACAAACTCAAGGCCGCTTTCATCACCCTTTACCCGGACGATCTTCTCACCCTGGTCAATATAGGACTGCGGCACATCAACAAGGTCGGTAAAGGCGCGCGTGATACCCGGAACATTTTCTGGGACCACAAACTCCAGCCCCGTACCCGCCGAGTTAACACGCAGCAGTACATTACCGGTTAGGGTAGCAGGCGTGTCAACCAGTGAGGTGAAGCGTTCATCGAGGAGGGCGCTCAAATTACCAACTCCACCGTCTCCATACGCGCTACCCAGCGAACGTCGGCGCTGCCGCCATCAACCTCGATATCAACAAAGTTGCCTGTGAACGAACCAGCTGCGCCGGGTGCCACCACGAGCCTAGCATCCCAGGTCTGAGCGCCAGTCGTCGCGCACACAACAACCTTGGTGGGCGTGCATGGCACCTGAGCCACTCCAGCGTTGAGACGGATCATAGCCTTGAGTTCAAAGGCCGCGCTCTCAGCGCCCACCAGCGAGCGACCCACCACCCAGCAAGTCAGCATATAGGTGAAGTTATCAGCGGGCAGGCGCACCCTGTTAATGTAGCCACCCGCTACATTCTGGCGACCGCCATGGTTGCCACCGCCGTCCAGAAGTAACTTTGTAAAGCCCGCCCCAAGCGCGCTGTCACTACTCAGGAGAAACACCGATGTCTGCGCCTTACCAGCCGTAGTCTGGCCTGGGCGTTGCGTGCCAAATACCTGAGCGTTATAGAGTTGCCGGGTTGTGCCGTATATACCACCGATAATAGTGCTGTAATCACCATCGGCTTGGTTATTAGCACCGCCAAGGACAAGGCACTCGGGTGCTGTGGTGGTATTATTTTCACCACCTGCGATTAGTGAATTGTCGCGTAGGATAGTGTTGTTTTTGCCGCCAATAATAGTGCTACCGCGAAGCGTGCCGTAGGCAAGACTGGTCTCAATACGGTTATCACGACCGCCCATGATGACCGAGTAGGAACTCTGGAGGCCGGTAATGGTGTTGTTCTGGCCACCAATGATACCGCAGTGCGAGTTGTTCGCGATGCTGTTGCCGGTACCAGAAATAATCGAGTGCCAAGTTCCAGACGAGATGGTGTTATTCTGGCCGCCAGTGATCGTCGAACCCTGGCCCGCTGCTGTGTTGCTGTTACCACCAGCCACCACCGCATACTGACCAGACGCCGTATTTACCCGACCGCCAGCCACATTGGAGTTGGCCCCAGAAGCAACACACCCCTCACCGATGGCTATGGCATTAGCGCCCGTAGCAGTAGGTTGTGTACCGGTTGTGTAGTTTTCGTCGTAGAGCTTCAATTCGATGACCACGGTTGGGAGGCCGCCCGCAATGGCGGTCGCGTCAGCAAACTGAAGGCGCTTACCGTCCCCGGTGTCAGCCTTAACCTGAACATACTTACCGACAGACCCGGTGTAAGTGTCGGGGACATCAGTAAGATCCAGGAAGGAAAAGGCCGTGGACACAACTTCGGTTGGTGTGACGAACTCAAGCCCCGTGCGGTCGGACTTCACACGAACCAACTTGCCGCCGTCAGACGCGCCGTAGGCGCTAGGCGTATCAGTCAGTTTGATGAAGGTGTCGATCTCGGGTGTGAACACCAGACCGGTAGCAGCGCCATTCACCTTGACGACGGTGTTGGCGAAGGTCGTGTAGGTATCAGGGGTATCGGACAGCGAGAGAAAGGTGAAGTCCGAAAACTCCAGGCCAGTACGGTCCTGCTTAACGCGAACAGCCCGCCCGCCATCGAGGGAACCGTAGGCGTTAGGTGTGTCAGTTAGAGAGATAAAGGTATCTGTAGGGTCAACAAACGCAAGACCGTCACCGGCCCCGTTGACCGCGACCTGCTTATTAGCCTGCCCGCTGTAACTAGCTGGTGTATCCGGCAGACCAATAAAAGTTGGATCGCTAAATACAACCGCTGCCCCATCAACCTGCACAAACCTACCATCGGCACCCGTGTAGCTGTTGGGGGTGTCGTTTAGGTCCGTGAAGTTAGTAGGGCTGGCAAGGTTTCCACCGGATCCGCCCACCAACGCGCTAGCAGAGATAAACTCAAGGCCATCCTCAACCGACTTAACCCTGACTATCTTATTCGCATTTGATGTGTAGCTAGCAGGGGTATCGGTAAGTGCGATAAACGTATCAGCACCAAGATCCAAATCCTCTGGCGCTACGAACTCTAGACCATCCGCTGTCGCCTTAACGCGGACGAGATCGCCCTCGTTCCCGGTGTAATCCTGCGGCGCGTCAGCGAGGGTGATGAACCGGTTATCAAGAAGCTGAGGCATTGGCGATCTCAAGCAGGGAGACGACAATCTCGATGTTGTTCGCAGACGCAGCCTGCGCGTAGATGCGAAGGCCGTCAGTCAGAACGAGGTTGCCAGACAACGGATCAAAGGCGTTGTAGGCCGGAACTGAGTAGGTGTTGACCAGAGTGGTCTCAACGACACCACCTGAGCCGAGTACGCCATCGGTCACGCTGACCGTTGTGTTGACGGGGCTTGCCGAGGTGTTCGCTACCTGGATCGTCAGAACAACAGCCGAGACCTCGCTCGGGCTGTACCCGGTCCCAACACCGTCAGACCCAGCGATCACACCATAGATCAAGGTCTTGTTTGTGCTGGACAGCTTCTTCCGGACGTTCCGGAACTTAAAGATAGGCGCTACGGCCATGGGCTACCTCTTCTTGGTAAGCGCCAGAATGAAGGGCGCCATGAAGCCGAAGATGGACTGATAGAAAGCGCGCCCGTCGATAGAGCCACGCCGTTGGTTGATCCGGAACTGAGGCCGGATAACATCGTTCTCTACCGCCACTGGCCCGGCGTAGAAGTCACCTACCTCATCGGTAGCCGTGATATAGATGCGCGGGCGAGCGTCCAGGTCATCGCTATCAACAGCGTAGTTGCTGTCGATAAAGGTCCGGATCGTGTATTTTGTGGGGTCAGCTACACCGGTCCCACCCTGGCTATCCGGAAGTTTGTCATAAGACAACCCAGCCCCGGCGTAGGAAAGTGTGTAGCCCGACGCCTCGACGAGCGACCCAAAGTACCCGCCATCATCAAGCTGACGCCCGTTATGGGACCAGAGGGCGTAATTACCAAACGAACAGTTGCTGTTCAGTAGAGTCGCGTGCCCGCCATCTACGCACAGAACGCCAAACTGGCAGAAGTTCTTAAAGAAGCTGACGAGCTGCATGTAGCCCTTGCCAACTACCTTCACACCGATCCCGCCCAGGTTGATCTGGGTAAAGGCATCAACGACAATGCTGTTGACCAGATTACCCTCAGCGCAAGTACTAGGATCACACAGCACACCGCCGCCGCCCGGCGTAACCAAGGCACCAGTGGTAGGGTTGAAAGCGCCGGAGATCGACGAGCAGTTCTGGATATACGGGCTAACGCGGATGATAGCACCCGGCGCAAAAGAGAAGGCCCACCCGGTCTGGGTTGAGTTCAGAGGAAGATTGCTGCCGTTCGCCCCTGCATAGCCCGTAGGCGTAATATCCAGGGCGCTCGGGCTAAGGCGGTGTCCGCGCACCGTGATGCCATAAACATAGCACTTGCTGTTTAGCAAAAACACGTTGGTAGTAGCCACAGCAGGGCGCACGGAGACAGAGCGGAGGCTGTCCCCGATGATCGCGACACCCTCGGGCACTGTAATCGGGCAATCTTCGGTGTAGTCACCGGAAGCTATGCGGATCGCAACGTGCTGGCTGGTGAAGGTGCCGCCAGAGATCAGGGTTGCAGCAGCTTGACACGCAGCTTTGATGGTGCGCTTCGGCTTGCTCTCAGTGCGACCGTCATTGGCATCGTTGCCAGTGGCCTGAACAAAGATCGTGTTGGCGACAGAAAACGAGATCTCATTATTGAGATTGGTGAAGTTAGCGTCCACCTCATCGTTAGTGAGGGGAAACCCCTTCCCAGCTCGTGTGATGATCGTCGCCACAAGAACCTCGCTACGCGGGGGTCATCACGATCCAGGTGCCCTGGATGCGTATATGTCTATAACACCAAAAGTCACGCAGCATAGCATAATACATCCAGCCACTCCGCTGAAAGCGCCAGCTGCAACACCCATTACGGGGGAAACGTAGGAGTTGAGGTAAACACAACGACATACCCAGGTTCTACATAATCCTCAGCAAAGTAGTTGGGATTGGAGTAGATGCCCAGCACAATGCGTAGGCGGATGTACGACACACGTACTGCCGCCGTGATAACCCCAGCTCTGTAGGTGAGCCTCATGCAAACTGGTCTCTAATCCTGAACTTCAGCACATCATACACAGTCTGCCGAAGTCCAGTAGAGAGTAATACCTCAACCTCACCGTCGTAATCCCCCGGCGTCTGGTTAAGGTCATTAGACCCCCAGACGATGAAAGCCAGACCCTGCGAGGCGGTTGCCGTCGGGATACCCAGCTGTCGGCTCAACACGACAGTTCCGGTAGCCACGGACTTCATATGCAACGTCGCGCTAGCCCCGGTTAAGTTCACAGGGGAGCCAGTAATCTCATCCGTCAGAGTAAGCTGGATCTGCGGGCCTGTGTCGTTCCTGACCAGTCGGATGCGATTGTCGGTGATGCGAGGGTCCACGATTACCTCCTATGCGAACGGCGGGAACCGCACGGAGAGAGACCCCCGGAACACTCCCAGGTTAGCCTGAGCCCGAGCTTCGTTCATGGTGAAGAGGAACTGCTTGGCGTGGTAGGTTGCCAGCTCCCGGTCAGACCAGTCAGTTTTCGGCATCACCAGCAGGTTCTGAAGCGCGCCGTGCATGATCGGGAGTTCGTACTCATCGAATACGCTCTCATCCATCTCCAGGGCGTTGCGCGACGGCTTTAGTGCGTAGATCATCCGCAGGCTGTAGGTAGCCTCAGCATCCGGAGCAGGCAGAACCACATACCGGTAGGTATCAACCTGGGCAACAGAGCGCGGCTCCGTGCCGTTCTCCTCGATCTCCGTGCTGGTCGTAGAAAGGATAGGCCACGCGGGGTAGAGGTTGCGGGCGTCATCCAGGGTGAGGATCTCAAGCGGCGAGTTGTTCAGCGTCGCCATCAGCACCGCATGGACCTGGGTATCAGCAGGCTTATTGAAGGCATACTGATACTGACCCGGCGTTAGGTTGAAGGCGGGCTGCTCGTAGCGCCAGACTAACGCCCGCTCACAGACCCGGATAGCCGCGTCGCGGATATACTGCACCACCAGGGGGTAGGGGCAGCCAGGGACACTGGCGCTGACCTTGGCCGACAGGGTGGAGAAGGAGCGGGACGCCATACCTACCTACCCCTGCTCGGCATCCGCTCGTTGTCGAGCACTGCCTGTTGCTGCATATCCACGCCGAGCGAACTGGTGAAAGACTCCTGGAACAGCTTGGCTCGGTTGGAGTTCACGTGCTCATCGTCGATAGACGACGCAAGGAACACCACGCCGTCCACTACCACGCCCAGGTAGGTATCCTTGAGGTAGAGGATCGTCTCGTTGATCGTATAGACCTTGGGTTCCACCACATACTCAACCGTCGCCGTCAGGTTGGCGATGGGGCGGGGGTAGAGGAAGAACTTGGTGGCGTTGCGAGGGTGGCGGATGAAGTTAAATGGGATCCCAGCGGGATCAGACACCCACTGCGGATAGGCCCGCTCCAGCACTTCCCGGTCAACCTCGTTCACCGAGTTGTAGTTGTCGATGAAGAACATCTGCACCAGCCGATGGGCATCGGCGGGTAGATCCTGGATGACTGTGTTGGCAGTCAGCGGGACGCTAGTAATGGTGGAGAAGAGGGTCGGACGAAAGACAGCCATCCGCTTCAGCGTCTGGTTCACAAACCCGAGAAGGTCTGCCTCGCTGTAACGGGTGGGTGCTTGAACATCCAGGAGGAGCTTACGCGCTTCCAGGATTACGTCCGAAGGTGTCACTTGAGCCCCCTCGAAGCCTCTGCATTTAGCGCCTCGTTAGTGTATGCAGGTTCTTCAGGGATGTCAGCCGTGAAGAGGTCAACGGGCTCCCGCTTCTTCCGCCCACGCTTCGCGACCACCGCCTCAACGGCTGCGACCGGGATGAACCGCTCGGGGTAAGCCTCTTCCTCCGTGATCTCGTACAGGCTCGGGTTCTTCGCTAGGATCGGATCCCACTCGAAGATCCAACCGTCCTTACGGCTCTTGAGGTAACGGATGGTCATGGTTAAACCTTCTTCCGCCCAGAGGGCGTGACGGGCCAAGACTGCCGAGCGGGTCCGGTTTTGCGGGCCGCTATAGATTTCTTTTCAGTAGCGGTCATCCTAGCAGCAGCAGCCTTCGGGCGGCAAGCAGGATAGCCACGCTTGTCCTTTTCACCCGACCGGCCACACTCCTTGCCGGTCTTAACATCGACCCACTGCTCACCAAACCACTTACCAAGCCCGCCCCTAGCCACCGGGTTTCTTGACCCGATTGTCCGGGCCTCCCCACGTGCCGCCGCGTTTCTTGTACTCCTTTGCCGCCCAGGCGTTGGCATAGGCACTAGGATATACATCGAACTTAGCCTTGGCCGCCGCCTTCACGCGCGACCAGAGGGCGGGGTTCTTGGGGGTCGAGGCGGCCATCAGCAGTTCCACGCTCGGAGGGACTTGTTGATCCGACTATTTGGGTCATTGGCCGTTTTGGCCGATGTCAGCTTAGCCTTCATGCCCTTCATCCTAGCACAGAAGCTATCACGACGAGGGCCACCCTCAGGTTGAGGGGCTTTCAAACCGGGCTTGCCGGGGTTGGCGCGGTTGTAGGAAGCGCGCCCCTTGGCGTTCAGGCCGCCCTCGGGGTCCTTACCTTCCTTGCGCTGCCAAGCTGGTGTCTTAGCCATCAGGCGTTCACCCCCTTGATAACAACAAAGTTGAGCACGGGTGTGTCAGCAGGAGTAGCAGAATTGTTAAAGTTAGAGACCGCAATCTTGCAGCTACCAGAGTTAACCGCAGTGACAGTCACACCATAACTTGCCCCGGTCAGGCCAGAGGCGAAGCAAACGTGCACCACATCGGTCGGGTCGATGAAGCTGTTGGTCAGGGTGAACTCGTTAGAAGCGTGCCCGGAGAGCGCCGTAGCTGCAAACAACGTGATCTGGCCACTTAGCTTATTGAGCGTCACCCCAGTCGTGCGGCTAGTCAGCTGCGTAACCGTGCCGCCCGTACCAGACCCGCCATAACCGAACGGTTTGGTGATGATGACTTCGCCGGTACCCTTAGGCGAGATAGTGATGTTGATATTGGTGTCGGTGCCATCTGCTACGATAGAAGTCGCAGACAGATCGAGGTGAGCCGCAGCCCCGGTAGTGCTGATCGTGGCACCTTCCAGAGTGCCTGCAACGGTCACAAGACCGGTGCTGCTGATCCGCATACGCTCGGTGGGGCTTGAAGCACCATCTGCTGTAGTGCTGAACACCAAGCGACCCGGCATGTCGTTGGTGTCTGGGGTGCCATCTACGGCACCTTCAATCCGAGCGGAAGCGATGAAACCAGTCCCATCGTTACCGTTGAACTGGACCCTACCGATCACGTCATTGGCGGATACAACACCAGGGGTTCCGATGGCAGCGGAGCGAGCTTTGGAGAGATGTAGGCTTGCCCCCTGTGCTCCAGCAAACCAGTTCGAGATACCCATAGAGACAAAATCAGTTGACGAGACCGACAGGTTAGTCTGGATGTACGGAACCGCAGTGCCGGGGGCGAGCACAAGAGCTGAAGTGTGCCCTGCGACCACACGACCAGCGGTATCTACGATGAACGGGTTTGCATCCGGGTTCGCATTATCCTCAACCACCAGGGCATTACCAGTGCCGGTCTGCGTGATGCGGACGGCATCGGTAGAGGTATTGGCTACGACATTAAGGAGCGCGCCGGGGGATGTAGTGCCGATACCAACGCTACCAGCAAAGTAGTTTGCAGCGGTCCCGTTAGCGTAAAAGTTCCAACGCCCAGTCCCAGAGGGAATGTTGGAAAGAAACCCGATGTTGGTAGTGGTCGCACCAACAAGGGTAGCGTCAGCCCAAAACCCATACTGAGCGCCTACAGACCCTAAAAAACCGCCTTGGATGGCAGTGTAGTGGGTAAGGCTATTGGCGGATACTCCCGCCGCTGTATTGCCAAACGTAGCATAGTAACTTGCGGCATCCGTCACATCAGACTGAACTGTTCCGATAGACGTAATCGCCCGAGATATAGCAGCCCCGGTGATAGGGGCGCTGACAGCAAGATTTCTACCGGCACCCGGTGCCGCACCAATGCCAACGGCACCGGTAGTGTTCACCACAAAGGGTGTCGCATCCGGGTTCGCGCTATCCTCAACCACCAGGGCATTACCAGTGCCAACCTGCGTGATACGCAGTGCGTCTGAGGTAGAGTTAGCCGACACAACCGCCGCTGGCATTGACACCACACCAGTGCCTTTCGGCG